GTCTGTTGACTTCAACGCAGGTCAAGGCTCAATTAGAAATGGCTTAGTATCAAGTGGAAAACTCAGAGGATTTGATATGTACAAGTCTAATAACATTGCTGCAACATCTAATGCTGCTGGTAAATGTTTGGCTGGTCACATGTCAGCTGTTGCAACTGCAAATACAATTCTTTCAACAGAAGTTATCAGAGACCCAAGTTCTTTTGGTGACATCGTGAGAGGTCTTCATGTCTATGGTGCGAAAGTACTTAGAGAAGAAGCACTTGTAGGTGCATTCTACGGAATTGATTAATATCAATTAGGCGGAGGGGTCTTCGGACCCTTCCATTTTTTAAATTAAAATAAATACAGGAGATAAAATGTATCATAAAAGAAAAAAAATGAAACATGGTGGTTCACATGATGGCAATGCAATGGCTAGACGTGAAGCTAAAATGGGTGGCGGAATGATGATGACAGAACGAAAAGACATGGGACATGGTGGTCGTATGCAATATAATAAAGGCGGTTCAGCTCAACCTATGTATGGCCATGGAGAATGTCCAAAAGCTTCAGCTAATTAAACATGAAAGTTAAAGCACCTAAAGGCTATCATTGGATGAAACAAAAAAATGGTAGTTTTAAATTAATGAAACATACAGGTAAATTTGTGAAACATAAAGGAGCAAGTTTATCTGCTAATTTTGCAATACAAAAATTACATAAAAAATAATGGCAAATACATATTTAGAAATTACTAACGAAGTATTACGAGAACTTAATGAAGTACCGCTTACTTCATCTAATTTTGCAAATGCTAAAGGTTTACAAGCTTTTGTTAAAGATACAGTAAATAAAGCAATCTTTGACATTGCTAATGAAGAACCTCAGTTGCCTTTTTTTAGTGCTGGTTTAAGTGGAGCTACTGACCCTTTTTATGGGAATGTTACAGTAGCTACCACAGCTGGTACTAGATGGTACATATTAAAAAGTGGTAGTTCTAGTATTACGACAGACTATGCCTCAATAGATTGGGATGATTTTTATCTAACAACTATTAATGTTTCAGGCGAAACAGCACCTTTTGTTTCTCAAGGTTTAAAGTTTTTAAATTTAGCGGATTGGAAAAGATACTATCGAGATAGTGAAAATTCTGATGATGCTAGTACACAGGCTTATGGAGAGCCTAAATATGTTATTAAATCTCCAGACAATAGAAAATTTGGACTAAGTCCTATACCTGATAAAGTTTACAATGTGCATTTTTATGCTTTTGAAAAACCAACAGCTTTATCAGCACATGGTGACACAGTAGTCCTCCCCGAACAATATACAAATGTTATTACCTCTAGGGTTAGATATTATGTTTGGCAGTTTAAAGAGTCACCTCAACAAGCTGCTTTTGCTTTAGATGATTA